TCCCTATCCAAGAAATTCAAAGCCGATTTCTCAGTAAATTTTGGTCTAGTATCATTAATATTAACATCACTTGGTCTACCTGTTTCTATTGCAGGACGGATCCACGGATCAGCTCTAGTACCACTGCCACTTACAGCACCCTCAGGACGATTTTTCTCATTCTGATTTGCTTGCTGTTGAGGTGATGGAATATATCCTGATGACTTATGACCAACCAAACCATCAATCCAATACCTAACATACGTCATAGAAACTGTAACCTTTAATAATTGAGAAGTTTCATAAGAAACTGGCATCGAAGTTACAGCTATAGGATAAGCATTCAAAAAAGTATAAACAAGACTTGGTTGAGGACCATTCCTTTCAAATTTAGTTATCTTTAATTGAGATTGATATTGTGTTGGATACTTCATCCTATAAGAATAGTTAGGATTACGAACACTATTATTTGTTCCTCCAGTCTGAGGCAAATCAAAAGCACCAAAACCAGGAACAACACCTGGTCCTCCTCTTACTTCAGCATCCTGCTCATCAGCAATAAATTTAAGCCATCCCTCAAAAAATCTAATAGGAAGGTATGCATTCTCATTTGCATTAACCATAAAGGTTAAATCAATTCTATCGTCAAACAATCTTCTATATGCATGTCTCTCTGTAACACCTGTATAATCACCTGTTATTTGATGAGTTGCCATACTAGAACCTGGCAAAACTGTTTCTGAACAAAGGAGAAAAAGTTTTTCTTGACCATTAGCACCTGTATAATTTAAATTATTGTTTGATTTAAATTGAGACCAAGCACCATCCCTAGGTTCACCAACCTCAACTTCAAAATGAGAAGTTAATGCTGGTTGAAGAAGATTATTTCTAATTTTAGTGAACGGGTCCTTTTGTGGACTATTAAACCCGATCCCTTCACCACTCAGTATAGAGTCTAAAAAAGTAAAAGGATTTAATATCACCATCTATAAATATCTTTATTGGTACATATTATATAGAAGAGATATATGGGAGAAAGTATCAAAAGCAGATACAAACCAAAATTTCCTATGAAATATAAAGGTGATTCTAATAATATTATATGCAGAAGTAGTTGGGAAAGAAAATTTTGCCAGTGGTGCGATCTAAATGAGAATGTTTTTGAATGGGGAAGTGAAGAATTTTTTATCCCCTATGTCTCACCTATAGACAATCGTCGTCACAAATACTTTCCAGATTTTATAATAAAACTTAAAGAAACATCTGGGCAAGTAAAAACATATGTGATTGAAGTAAAACCAAAAAAACAAACTACTCCACCAAAGAAAAAATCAAGAATGACTAAAGGATACTTATATGAAATGAAAACCTATGCAGTCAATCAAGCTAAATGGAAAGCAGCATCAGAATTTTGTAACGATAGATTAATAGAATTTAAAATAATAACAGAAGATCAATTAGGTATTAAGTAATGGATGACAGAGGTTTACTATTAAAAGATTCACTAGTTGGTATTGAAAGTCCTGATGATATTATGATGAGTATCATGGAAACATTTACTGAGACTGAAGTAACTCCTGAAGTAGGAAAGTATTATACCTTTGTCTATAGTCCTAAGACACCAAACTTATATTATGATCAGTATCCATTAGTTGCATGTCTTGAAATCTTTAGGTGGGGATTCAGAGGACTTAACTTTCACTGGGGTGAACCAAGGAACTATACCTGGGAAGAGATTCAAGGTTACTTACATATCATTAACACTGATGAGATTATGTCCGTGCGATCACTACCTTATGCTCAATACTTAATAAATAACTAAAAATATAATCTAATGTCACTATTTCAAACCGACTTTACATGCCCAGAAGGTGCAATTTGTGGTGACCAATCTAGAAGTAAAGTTGGTGGTCAACAAACCATGAGATGGGTGGGTTCATCTAAAGATGGGACTCGTCGTCAAGTACCATCTGTGGATGGTGGAACAGATATTTACCACAGAACAGTTATCATACCAGAAAGAGATGGATCAGGCCAATACACAGGAAAATCTCATCAACAACTATGGATAGTTAAGAACGGTACATATCAAAAAGCAGCCATCTCTAATGATGGAGGAAAAACATATCAATTTTCTGATCCAAATGATTCATCTGATCAAATGGCAGGTGTAGCAGGAGCAGACCTACAAAAATCTTTACAGACATCAAATTCACAAATAAACACCAATATAAAAAGTCAAAACACTCAAGCTCTTGCCAAGTATAGAGGACCTGATGGACAAAGAATTCCTCCAGTTGATACCAAAGCAATTGTAAATGGTGATCAAAACAATGCTACCCAAAATCCAAATGATGAAAGTACCAGAACTGCTGATAAATTAACACAAGAGGATCAAATCCAAGATAATTGGGAGGCAACTTTAGACGGACAAAGAGCAGGTGCTCAGCAAAGAAGTGGATATGGCAATGCATCAGATGGAATCAGATACCCAGAAAATCTTAACCCAGAATTTCAAGACATATTACAGATTGAAGTACTAGAATATAAACCAAGAGAGTATAAAGGTATACAGGATACTAGGGATGCATCCTTTTATAAAGATAGATCACCTATCGCAAAGATTTTTCTTCCAATACCTTCAGGTATTGGAGACTCAAATCAAGTTTTATGGGGAGATGGAAGGGCTAATATACTTCAACAGGCAGGCAATAAACTAATTAATGACATGCTAGGCGATGGAGAGTTGAACGCATCAGAAATAGGAAAACTAGCAGCAGATCCAGCATCACAAGCAGCATTACAAGATTGGATAGCAAAAGGTGTTACGGGTGTTAGTAAATTGAGAAGGTCCGGTTTAGTGCTCAATAATAATATGGAATTATTATTTGATGGACCACAAATAAGAAGTTTTACTTTCACTTATTTTATGTCAGCAAGAAGTGAAAGTGAAGCAAAAATCATTAAACAAATAGTAAGAATTCTTAAGCAAAGTATGGCTCCAAAGAAGAGCAAATCATTTATGTTTATTAAAGCTCCACATACTTTTATGCTTACATACATGCATAAAACTGAAGACCATAAGTGGTTAAATAGTTTCAAAGAGTGTGCTCTAACAGGAATGAATATGTCTTACACACCCGATGGACAATACTCAACCTTCCATGATGGAGCTATGACTAGATATCAAATGCAATTAGCGTTCCAAGAATTAGAACCTATATTCGATAGTGATTATAAACAACTTGATAATGATACCAACAACTCATCAGAAATGGCTATAGGATACTAAGATGACATTTCCATATTTTAATCAAGTTCCAAATTTTAATTACATCAGTCAATTTAAAAATGCACAAATTGGTGACTACGTTGAGGTAAAAAACTTTTTCAAAAGAGTAAAACTTAGAGAAGATATATTTGAAGATATTGTATACTTTACAAAGTATAAAATCATGGGTGATGATAGACCCGATAATGTTGCTCACAAATTTTATGACGACTCATCTCTTGATTGGATGGTCTTATTAGCAAATAATATTATTAACATACAAACAGAATGGCCAATGCAACAAACTGCATGGGATTCATATCTCCTTGACAAATATTCCAATTACCCATCAGGTTATACATCAGAATATGATTGGTTATACAATGGAGTTCATCATTATGAATCTATTGAACTTAAAAATAGCAATGGAGTAACTCTACTCCCCACTGGCACTACCGTTAAAAAAGGATATTCTTACAAATACTATGACTCCTTTAGTGATTCTCAAATTGAAACTGGAGATATCTCCACTCCTGTAACAAATTGGGATCATGAATACAAAATTGAAAATGATAAAAGAAATATATACCTTCTTAAAGTAGAATTTTTAGGAACTGCCTTGGATGATATAGATGAAATTATGAAATATAAAAAGGGTTCTAGTACTTTCATATCTAAAACCCTTAAGAATGCGGATAATTCCAGATTAACTACTTAAACAAATTGATATAAGATGCAATGACAAGTAATGTCAAGCAGATTGAATTATATCTCATTCTTCAGCGAGTTTCTGGAAGTAAGCCAAAGCATTATCCTCATCCGCTGAAGATGCAGCACTCACTGCATTAGCAACTGGCTCTTCTCTAGTAGAAGTAAATTGTGGTGTAAATGAACCACGACCTTCACTCTCATCATCAAGCTCTTCATCAAAACGAGTACGATCAGGTACTTTCTTTTGACCTAAAACATACTTCAAACGCTTCTCAAGATCTTCATATGACTTGAATTGATCAGGAGCAGCCTCAGCAGCAAGAGAATACTGCTTCTTCCATAGTGCTTCTAGTGCATCATCATCATCCAGAAGAGGTGATACTTTATCGAACTCTGACTTGTCATAGTTCCAGTAACCATCCTTCTTGACAATCTTCAACTTGAAGTTTGCACCTTGCCAGAAATCAAAAGGATTAATTGGTGTTTCATCCTCAAACTCTGGTTGCATTACATCCATAATCTTATCAAAGATCTTCTTACCAAACTTATAAAGGAACACTTGTCCTTCATTGTCAGGATTAGTAGGATCTTTTACGACATAGACGTTAGCATAGAAAGACAGCTTACGCTTCTGCCTACGAACAACTTCTTTGTCCTTCTCATTGCCACTGTTCCACAGTTCACGATTGTGTTCTGTAACAGGGTCTTTCTGTCCTAGAGTGGTAAGTGAATTCTCAATATACCATCCACCAGGACCTTGGAATGCATGGGAATAAAGTTTTACCCATGGCAGGTCTTCTCCATCAGGAGCAGGTAGGAAACGAAGCACGGCATAACCATTACCGCTTTTATCTACTTCTGGTTTCCATAGACGTTCATCAGTGTTACCACCACTGTTATTAACTTTCTCAACTTCTTTAACTAGTTTAGCAGTCAAAGAGCCAAGAGACGATTGCTTTTTTAGATTAGCAAAAGACATTAGATTACCTCGGATTTGTTAGATTTGGCTTGTGTGTACCTTGTAATTTTACAATGGAAATTGATCCATGTCAATCATTTGACGCATATGATCTAGTAATTGATTCATATTATTGAATATAATATTCATGTCAACATTTGCAGGAAGACCCATGAGTAGTGCAGAGTTTGCAATCTGCTCCTTCATATATTTTGCCTGTGGATCATCAGAAAGACTTAAACGTGTATAAAGAATTTTTTGTTTCTCTAATAAACGTTCTAAGTCTTCAACATGTTCAATCTTATCCTCTTTTGAGAGAGATGGAAATTTAAAGATGGTTGAGTAAACATCTTCTTGGAGTTCTGCAATTTCTGCAAGCTCCGCACGGACAACTTCTGATTCAAAAAAACTCATAGGACAATCTCTTGCAAGATTTTTTTAAATTTAGGTACATTAATATTTAGGAATGGATCATACTTTTTAATTCTCTTGCTTACGGATTGCCACACCGGATCATCAAGTTTC